AACTTGCCCGAATAATTAGGATTAACCTGCCACTTCCATCTCCGGTGGTGCAAAGGTTATGTACCTGAACTTCACTTCACCATCTTCCTTATAGTCATTAAACCCTCTGAACACATAGTCCACATTGTTAATAGCCTTTAAGGTAGGATAGCTTGCCTGAAGAGCAGAGATACGAGCCTTTGATAAACCGTGTTTCTTGTGCAAAGTGATGGTCTTATCACTTAAATCCGTTGTACGAGCAACTATCCAGTCCGACATGATACGATTGCCCATCGCATCAGTCTTGTCCTGCCATTGACCATTGACAAATAACCGTTCAACTGTATTACGCCATACTG